CTAAATCATCAACAAAGTTTTTTTCCATGTTTAAACTTGATAATACATCTTCGAATAATTCACCGAAACTCTGGGGAGATACAAAACTGTTATAAGCATCGATTTTTCGATGAGTTGCAATATACCATTCATCTTTATGATAAAACAGTCGGATGACTGTTCCCTCCCAAGCATGATATTGTGCGTACATTGACAGTGGGTACCGCTTTTCTAATTCATCATAGTTTGTTTCATCATCCATTTGGATCTCTGGTGTATAAGGTAATGATTTACAAATCATTACGTACGATACTTGGTTTTCTGTATCATTATCCTTATAGAAAATAATCCCTCGTACATGTCCAACTGCACTCATGATTTCATCATGTTCCGCTACATCTTCTGTAGGTGTAAGATAATGGATTAAGAGACACTGGTCGAGTGTATCGACAATTCGTAGCCATTGTTGATACTTTGGATCAACATTCATTTTTTCCATTAATACTTGACTGGGAGTTTCGTTCTTCAAAAAACGCACATCTGCGTATTGAACGGTGTTAAATGAAGGTTTAATGAATTCCATCTTGGATGCGTCTTGATTGATTGTGTTATTAAGACTTTGATCAGAAACTTGAGTGTTTGAGTTCATAATAAATTGCTATTTGTATGATTGCACCTTTTTAAATAATCAATTTTATGACACTGTATGTCTATATTGTTAGATTGATTGTCGTTATATTACAGTTGTATAGATATTAATATTCAATTTTATGGGTTAAATGTATCAGTTATGATATGTTTATAATCATTCCACATATATTCTGCTTTTTGTTTATACGAACTGGTATGTGTACATGTAGGTATACAATAAATGAATTGGTCACCTAACCAATCCTTCAAATCAGTTATGTTGTTGAATGACGAACTTTCTGAATTATTTATTAGACACTCTTCATACCATAATTGTTGAATTGGATGTATCACACTTGTTTGGTTCATATCAATGTAGATTAAAGTAGTAGTATCTTCTGGATATACATGGTTCGATGCAATATATGTAAGCGTTGATAGTTCAACCTCGCTTAGACTCATATAACTATCGTTTTTATGTGGCAGTATACGTTGGAATAGATTCATTTTAGTTTCTATTTGTTTTGGTTTTATCAATGGAATACGAACATATGGAAATAATCGTGTAGTTGCTGTTGATGCCAATAAAATATCTTTTAAATATCCGTTACATAAATCATATGATGACCAACAAAATAATGTATTCTTTGTTTTATTATATGTAGGTATTATTAATGGAATCGACACGTCATGTATAGTTGTATCTTGAAACATCGTATTTAATATCTTTTTTTTTGGTTTATCATTATAGCGACTTGATAAACCAATATGATACAACCATTTTGTTTCTGAATAAAAACTTGTTAATATAGATTCATTTAATACTATTTGTAAAATATCTTCAATCGACATTCCTATTGAAATACAGCATGCTATAATGCCCCCATACTCGTTACCAGCCATAAAATCAACTATTGTGTATAATGGTTTATTTATATGTTCTTCTATATATAATAAAAAATATAGCATTTCTATACAATTTGTTTCATTTGCATTTAATGCTAATACAATTTTTTTCATCTTTAATTAATTAAATCATTAATTAAATATTTTTAAAAGTAAATATCTAGTTCGTTTATGTTTTCATTAAAAAGTTTATTATCTATTTTAGATGGTTCCATTTTTTTTTGAAATTGACGTAATAATTCTTGAGCATTAAACCCACATGGAGGAACTTGTTGGATAATAGGTTGCTGTGTTTCCTGTACGATTTTGACTTCTTTTGGTAATACTCTATCATCTGTCATTTGTAATACCTTATCATCTGTCATTGATTGTTTGTTATCATCTGTCATTGATTGTTTGTTATCATCTGTCATTGATTGTTTGTTATCATCTGTCATTGATTGTTTTGATTGTTCAACTTCATTGTCAATTTCTTTTTTAATATTAGTAGTTGTAAACTTGCGTCGTCTCATACTTAAAACAGTGAATGGTATGCTGAATATAAACAATATAATACTTAGGATTAACATGATTGCAGAGGTTTTAGATATTTTACTTCTATCAATGAAATAGGATATAATTAAGAATAATAATACAACGACATGGATTATGAGATTTGCAATAAAATAATATGGTATTTCGAATGGTAAGAAATAAATTGCTAATATAAATAAATATACAAATAATTGCATAACAATAGACAAGGTTAATAAAGTTGTGGATGGATTAGGTGTATCGTTGGATTTTGCTGTAAATCTTGCAATAACAGTGAACAACAAGGATAAAGTTGTCAATGATATACTTGATATAAGTAAATAATTCATTTAATTATAACATAACAATATTTTTATTATAGCTTTTAACATTTACAATTTTGGGTATAGATAAGATATTATAAGTTTTCTGATGAATTGTCGTTTTACATATTGAATATTTAGATAGTTCCTATACCAAGATATTTATTTACAAAATAACAATATCGTAATAAATCAACAGCGGACATGCCGCGAGAACGAGCTGTTTGTAATAATATATCTTTTGTTATTTGTTTTTTGAAATGTAATGTTTCTATTGCTTCAACTAAGTATTTAGGGTTAGTAGTCCAATAACGAGGTATATGTTCTTCTATTGCATTTACATAAAAATTAACAGTATCTTGAGAAGAAAAGACATCTAATAATTCAAATCGTATTTCACGTATGAACAGTTTTTCGCGTGGAATAGACATAATCTGCAACATCTTACCAGTTTTAGACATATTTGCTAATCCTGTTCCATAGACAGGATCGATAAATCCCATATGTTGTTGATGTTGATAACCAACTTGGTATTCTTGTTGATCTGGATCATATTCTTCGAAATCTTGAAACTCGTTTTGAATATCATCCTCATTGTATTCACCAGGCTCTAATTCCATTACATAACCTTCATCTTCGTATGCTTCTATAATTTCGTCTTCCATTATAAGAATTAAATAAAATTATTTATATATTTACAAATAATTTTATTTATTAATAAATATTTTATTTGTATATGCATTTCTACAATACGGACATTCTTTTTTTACTATTTTTTTGAATATTTCTAAATCAATAACATGCGGAATATTTGATTTACACATCATATAAGTATCAGGGACTTCATAAGTGACTATACATTTTTCTGTTGTTTTTAATATTTCAGATGTTAAATATAGTTCTATATTGTCATTAAATACTTTTCCTAATGATGGATATGATTTTAAAAACATCAACATATCATCCTCAAAATAGTTATATAATAAACTAATTATATGTTTCAATATATCACTATGTGTATTATCTGATATACAATTTAATATTTTGTTTACATGATAGTCATTGTTATTATAATAAACAATAATTTCTCTATTATATAGGTATATAATATATTCAAAACATTTTACTGCATTATATTCAACACATTTCATTATTGCATAATGAAAAAAAGGATATTCTATCATCTGATATTTACCGTTTACTGTCTCAACCACATTTTTATAATCTGGAAATTTAATATCTGGTAAAACATCGATATGGTCAATACAAAATGCATTCTCCCATCCAATTGTTGAATATAATTGCTGGTAAAAATCAAAACTATAAGTTCTACCTGTTCGTACCAAAAACTCGTTATTTATAAGAGATTGATAATACTTATGTGTTTTCAAGAACATAATAAATTCTGTATCTGACACGTTTTTCAAATATTTTTCATATATGCTATATTTTAATAAATCATATCTTTCGTTAAATATTAAACTATAATTTGTTGTATTTGAATATGGTATATCATTATATTTAATCATTGTGTCCAACAGTTCCATTACTCTATATATATACTCATTTAATATCTCTGACCAATGATAATCATTTCTAAAACAACTATCTCGGTATATTTTATAACTATACTCTATTAAAAATTTAAATTGTTTTGCTGATCCATAACTTGTTATATTTAGTTCTGTACAAAACGTGAACAATTCATTTATATACACTGATATTTTTTCCATTCCAATATAAATCGATGGATGATAATGTGTATAAAACTTCAATGCTAATTCAAAAGTACTTTCACTTATTCTATATTGTGTTAGTTTTAATAATTCTTCTACATATTCTTTATCCAATGTATATAATGCACCAAAGACCATATAACGATATGTGTTACGTGGCATTTTTGAAATATGAGTTCTTAAAAACAACTCTCTCATTTCTTTGTTTGGCATATTATATATATAACTCATAAACAGATTGATCACGTGTAGCACAATGTTTCTATCACCAATACGTGCATATACCTTTTTTAACAGTTCTTGTTTAAAATGATAATATCTAAATATATTTTTATTTTCATATGTACACGATAATTTCATATGTTGAATAAAAAACAGATAAGATTGCAGTGTTTTTTCTTGCTCATTTTTCTCTGTTATTATTTTTTTATATAATAAATCCTGAAATGCTTCATTGTCACGTAAATAATGAAATAAAAAAGAGCTATCCCATTCATAATGTTTTGAATGAATACTTTTATATTCTAATTCATACGTGTTTATATTCTCCATTACTATTGTATAATATTATAATATACATTGTTGTTTTTTCCAACCCTATAATCAACCCTAATATACACAATAATGATGTGTCTTTTATAATTATATTTCTATCTAATTATAAATTCAAATGTTTAAAAAAACCATTCATTTTTTTCCTGAATTATATATATCAGTAATTTACTATAAAAAGACAATGATTATGAATATTTAAAGAATTCTATAACTAAACAAATACTATATTTTCTTCCAAATGTTTTACTAAGTCTTTTTTCTTCATTGTTGATCTTCCTTCTATCTTTAATGCTGTTGCTACATCTTTCAATCTTCGTGCAGTCTCTTTGTTAAAATCCATAGGAAGATTTACCATTAGTTTTTTCTTACCCTTATGTTCGTATAATATGGAAAAAGTATTTCTTTCCACATTGTATGTGCCTACTTCCTCTCCTTTATACATTACAGGACCTTCTTCATGTTGTGGTTGTTCCTTGGGGGATTCTACTACAGTGGGTTCTGGTTGTTTCTTAGGGGATTCTACTACAGTGAATGGTACATTTCCTAAATCTAATACACTATATAGATAGCGCACTAATTCTTCTTTTTTCATCTTTTTTATATCCTTTTCAGGTTTCTTTATCACTACTGGTTGGATTGTTTGTGCTAATAGTTTTAGTACTGCTGTCTTGTTGTTGTTCAGATTCAAATCGATGCGATCGAATACTAATACATAATTCGTTTCGTCCTTTACAAAATGTGCGATATTTTTGTATATCTTTCTATTGGTATTGTAATATTCTTGAGGAATATTGACATGTTTGAATTCATGACTGAAATCAGATACATTTCGCAGATCAATACCACTACTAGGTAAACGTAGTCCTCTTAGCATGTCAGGATCAACAACTACAACAATATATGTTTCATCTACTGAAGAAGGTGAATATATAACACCGATTGTTGAATTATCGACTTTTACATATCCTTTGATGCGTTTTTCTTTTTTTGGTTGAATGTTTTCATCTTCTTTTTCTTCTTCTTTTTCTTCTTCTTTCTCATCTTCTTTTTCTTCTTCCTTTTCTTCTTCTTTCTCATCTTCTTTTTCTTCTTTCTTTTCTTTATCATTTAGAAAAGTACTGTCTAGTTTTCTTTTGTAGATAGCACTTTGCATATACTCACCATCCAAGACTGTAAGCATATCTCCCACATCCAGTTCTTCTAGATCTTTTACAGATATTGGTCTAAATGATTCGTCTTCAGAATATTTATTCACCAGTTCGATGATTTTTTTAGGATCTATAAAGACTGCTGTACTCATACCATCTAGGTTCATATATTCACCTTCCATATGTTCTAATGAATAGACATATTCAGGGTATCTTGTATCCGAATTCATGTTGGATGAATTAAAGTATGAATTGTAAATACAACGAGCCAGTTGTAATAAAGCAGTTGGATTTTTTGGAGAGATATTATAAAAAGTATATAAAGTATCAAGATCTGTAACTGAATATTGGTTAAGGTCTTGTATAATATATTCTAGATTAGAGTTCATTAATAATAATAATTATTTTTTTTAGAAATTAATTATTTGTAAAAGAAAAGGTCAGTGATTAATTGTATATCCAGTTTAGTAGATATGCATCAAGCCATCCTGACAATGAAGGGCGTGTCCCTGTAAGAATCAGTTTTAGATAAATAAACCAGTGTAGAGGTAATAAACATCTATGTGTGATATATACAATAATCTAATTTAGTATAATGTAGTGTATCATACTAAAACATAAATAGCAATTATAATTGCATAGGAGTCGGAATATTATCATCAATGACAGAATCATTATCATCAAAATCATACATTCCAGGTTCATCATTTAACAAATAACCAACAAAACAGCCACGATGAGATTTACCAAAGCGTTTTTCAAGTGCTTCAACGACTTGAGGTTTAGTAGGAATAGTTCTATTAGGGAAGCTTTCTTTATACCATATTTTAAAGGAGGAGAATGCATCACCTTCGAGTAACCGATCAGTGTGTTTATCAGTTTTGACAATGCATTCATTAATAAACTGTTCATAAAAGTCATTACTCTTATGATAAATAGAAGTAGCGACACGGACTTCTTCAGGTTCGTATAAGTCGTTGTTGCCATAATGTTCATATAACTGTATCAACCAAGCGGCAAAAACTTCAGTAAGTTCTTCTAATCTTTCTTTAAGAGTATTTTCTTTGGGAAAGATTTTTAGTTTGCGTTGTTCAGTAAGTGTATTGGGAAGTTCTTTATGGTTAATATTAACAAAACGGCTTTCAAAAGGAAGAATACGAATACGATTCCAACTAGCTTTGTCTTCTGCAGAGACGCGTGGTAATTTATTACAATGAAGAATGACTTTGAATTGAGGAATAATTTTAGTGGGTTCTTTAAATAAGCCACGAGCATAAAAAGGATCACCCCCAGTAAGTTTTTTCATCATACCACAGTTAAGAATATCATCATTACCAGTTTCTGAAATAGAGACAACACGAGCACCTTTTAATTGTAATAATTCAGGTGTTGCGTTTCCACTACCGCCTTGTTTACCAGTAATTAATGACGTAGGTGGAGTGACAAAGTAATCACCAAATACATTTTCAAGCATTTCAGCAATAATACTTTTACCATTATCTCCATTACCATTCCAAATGGTAAAGATTTTATGACGATTTCCACCTAAAATAAAATCACTAGTTGTTTGTTTAAAGAATTCAAACAAGTTGTCATTGACAAATGTTTTTTTGAAGATTTGGATAAGATCTTTGACACGACTATCATTGGAACTGACTTTACCAATGTAGTTGATATTAGTAGACTTGGAGCAATAATCACTTGGTCTTCCGTCACGAAATATTTTATCTTTTGAATCATAGACACCATTTTCGAATACCGTCAAGTGTTTATTTTCATCTAATTTCTTGATAAAAAATTCATCATAAAAAAATTCGACAGCTTCTTTCATAACAGCATTTTTAAAAGAATTCTTATTGAGTTTATCAATAGCTTTCAAACATGCTTGTTGTTGTTTTGCAATATTTTTCACTTCGGGTGGTACTTCCTGATCTTTATCATCACCATATCCAATGGATTGTTGTGCTTGAACATTGATTTCTCTCATTTTCGTACTTAATTTCTGATTCAGCGTCATAAATCGTGTAACAATATCTGTTGTTAGTTTTTTACGAAGATGTATTCCACTTTGTGATCGGACCCATCTATGTTTTCGGTATTCATACCACACATTTTTTTCAATATCTGCACAAATATAATAATCTCCATAGATATGGTATAATAATTTAGCAATATCTGTATCACGACATTTCAAACTATCCATGAGTGCATATTCTATTTTATCCTGATCATAGGATCTAACTCCATCTGGATTATATTGTTTAACTAATCGTGTTAAATCACGTAATTGTAAACCTCTCATTTCCATTTTATTCCATAGTGTCTCGCATTCACCTTGTTTATATTTCATGGATTTCATAGAAAAGGATGTCCAAATCGATAATCCCTGTTCTAATCCTTGAGAAATATTATATAAATAATAACCTAATTCCATCCATGTATTATAATCATCAGCATATTCATCTGGTATTAATTGTACTAATGTATTGGCATGTGTCAAATCATCTAAAATCTCATCCATAGATCTTGATAAAATTGGACGATTTATCTTTTTTCGTTGTAATGTTTCTTTTAATCCATATATATCATCTTTCAATATTGTCTGTGTGAAATTTTGTCTTAATGATAATTTTCTAGATAATGTATAATATTGAAATTGGTCTGGATAATGTTCAAACATTTTTTTGATAGACATATCCTTGAATGTCTTGCTCCATAAATGAGTTATTCTGTAACTACCTGCTTGTAATGATTTTGCTGACCCATATAAAAACCAGTTATTTGCTGGCACTGCGCTATCTACTACATCTTCTAATTTATTTGTCAATGGGATATTATCAAATACTTTTTTTTGTTTTAATAAATTTAACACTTTCGGACGAATTATCTTTTGTTGTACCCATTTTTCTGTATAGATATATGGAAAATGCAAATGCAATCCATCTTTAACTATTTCCTTTTCTACTCGTGGATGATCTTTTTCTAATACAATACAACGACAATGTCGTTTACTTGGTTCTTTTACAATGTCATAAAACACTTCTTGATAACATTTTATTATCTGCCGTATAGTGTCTATTGTATAATACCTTTCTGGTCGAAATGAGGTCTCCGATTGTTTATACTGAAATCTAAAATCTAAATCTACTATAACTGGTACTACATCTTGAGGCACTTCTGTGACACCAACCAACTCACCTGATTTTACAGCATTCTCGTATATACTATAAAATTCATTTATATTTTTTTCTCCTATATAAAATTTACGTGCAGGATAAATCAATGACGTATGTGTATATGGTTCTCCATTTGTCACTGAATTATTTATAATAAAACGAGTTAAATCAGAATGTTTGATAGCGTCCATTATAATGCACTTGATATTTTTTTAGTTCTTATTTATATTTTCAATTTTAACACGTTGTTTTGTAGTTGTTCAGTTTCATATTTATACTAATAATAGTATAAATATTTTATAATCTTATATTGTGGTGTATTGAAATTCTATTAAATCTAATAGAAAATGAATTTGCTTACCTGTATATTCATTTTCTATATTTACGTTAAATAACGAATATATTGATTCAAACATATATGCTAATTCATAATCGTTGATCTCTTTATTAAATTCTGTCTGTATTCTTTTTTTGTAGATTTTGTAGTTATTGGTTTATTATTATATTCATTTAATTTTTTATCATTAGTAGTTAATATTCTTTTACTTAGTTCTGTTTCTGTATCGGACGGAATGGTTGAGTCTGATTCTTTTAATATTCTCACTTTTGTATGTGTAATTGGTTCTGTATGTTCTTTGATTTTGTTACAGGATTGTATGTTCGTAATTTAGTTATACGGCGTCTGTTAACATTTTGTGGTTTTATACTAATAGAAGAGGAACGTCTAGTGATGTGTTTGTTTGTTTAAATACACCAGGTTTTGGTACTTGATTACTACTATTGCGTACTGTTGTACATTTATATTTTCCTATTTTTATATCTATTTCAAATAATCTACTAACTATATCTACTAGTTCAGGCGTATAATAAAAACTATAATATTTGGTTGTATGTTGTGTATACTCTCGTTGTTTAAATTCAAAATCTGGTATCAATAAATATTTTGAAAAATAATTTATTATTAATTGTATATCTTCTAATGGAAATATAGCATTTACTATTCGTTTTTTATTCTTTTCTACTAATTCTGATGTCAATGGAATGTTATGTTGAAATAAAAAATGTTTTAATCCTTTTTTACAAATTCTTCAAACGTTTGTGTCGTAGTTCGTTTGATTTCATTTTCGTATATCAACACAACTCTTTCCCATGAATTTCGTATAAATATAAAAGAAAAAAACGTGGCATAGATATACCTAACTCACGTTCTATAGTATAGAATGGATGTTTTTGGATACTTGTCATTTATTTGTATATCAATAACTGAAGCATATTTACTAAATAATTTATCAAAAAATGTTCTTCGCAGTAATAGTTTGAAATCATAATAAATTTATGATCAATTGATACTTTTATCTATTTATTTTTTTCATAAATATTTTTAGACAATATTATTTTGCATAGTAAAAAAAATAATATTATATACAACTAATGAAATATAACTTATTATACATTATTTTATTTCTATTAATTATATATGGTATCTATTTATTTACAACAAACCATATTAAACCTAATACTACACTACAACACTTTCTTAATATGTGTCAATCTCGTATTGATAAAACTATTACATTAAATACGATTGTTCCAGATGATATGGATAATTATATGAAAACAGACAATGAACGAATAATATTATTACTGGAACCAACCAAAATGCATGGTATATTAGTAGATAGTTATAATAAATATGGAGATCAACATTTTGATATACATATTATTAAAAATGGCACCATTTATAAATCACTAGAAGATGTATCTACTAATTTTGTTGTTACTTTTAATAAAGTATCAGAAACCGCAGCAGAGGTATTCAAACAAATTCAACCAAAAGATGTTAAAGTATTGTTTATTCAAAAATATTCTAAAAACCCTCAATGTAATCTTCATCATCTATAAATTTATTGTGTTACGAAACAGAGGGGTGTGTTGAATAATCTATGCATATTATAATGAGTCAAACGACTCGTTATAATAAATAACCTTATTATTGTATTCTTTCAAAAATTAATGTTCAATGGTTATATAAGAATTTTCAATGTTTATATAAGAGTTTTTTATGTTCGTTATTTTGTTTTTCATAGTTGTTAAATTCATTGACTTCCACTCAATATCTATATAATTATATTTTGTAGAAATTAGTTTAATATATTCTTCTATTGGTTTCAAATTACAGAATAAAAGGGGCATGTGTTCTATAATACGATTATGCCCACACAGACGTCCTGGAAGACCCTGTACTAATGCATTATAATCTTTTGCACTATCAACACATACCCCTATATTATGGTATGGAATCGTCTTAGATGCTTTCCATCTATTTTTAATGAATATAATAGTATGTTCGCTAGGTGTAATTTCAAGTAATTGATTAGGATTTTGAATACTATTTTTGTGATTATGAAATATGTATTTCAATTTATAACGACTACACATATCAATCATTTTATCTTCAATAGGATCATTACGATGACGAGGAGATTTTCTACAACGAATAATATGATATTTTGGAATTGATATGTGTCGTATAGTTTGAAAAATAATGTCTAATTCACGTTTATTACGTATATTATTCAAATGTTTTATTTTGTTATATTTCAACATTGTATCAAATCCACAATATGATAAAGTTTTTCCAACTACAATTGTTTTATTATATATTGTTTTATATTGCTCAGATTGAAAAAGAAGATTAGAAGGTGTTGCTGATACTTGAATAATATATACATTTTTTCGTAACATATCCTCTTCTAATAATAATTTATGTCTATATAAGAATTTTGAAATAGTCTGGTCTATACCACATGCTATGTGACATTCATCAATTACAATACAAATATTTCTAGTATATGTTAAATAATTATTGTGCATTTTTTCCAAGTCTTTCATGTGATATACATGATCTTTTACCCATGGTTGTACTCGTTCTTTCATCTGTTCTTTCCATTCGTTGTCGTTTAATCCAGTAATTACAAAACAATTCGTTAATGATACAAGAGGAGTATCCAACATGGTAGTTGATGTTATGTAATCTAATGTTTTTACAATCACTCCAGTTTTACCCCATTGAACTGGTGCAACCAGTGTGATTATACGTTTACCTTTTTGTAATGCAGATACAATATCTGCTGCAACTTTCTTTTGTGAGGCGTACATCTTGAATACCAACGTGAACACGAGTTGTTATATTAGAATAACTGATTATAGGTTATATATATCCGTTATAATCAGTTTTATTCATAACTCATTTGCACGAATATCGTTCAAATAAATAATACCACAATCAGATGGGTTGTGTTTATCACAGTAATACAGTACATCTGGATAACTAGAATCAAATACAATACTACCTTTTAAATAACAAGATGGCTGATAGATAGGTGTTTGTTTGTCAAATGAAAACATAAATTGTTTGGTTGGTGTATTAACTGAATAATAATAGGTGCGTTGTTTATCTAATTGTAATGTTTTATGAGGGATTCCATCTACTGCTAGTTTACCTTCTACCTCTGTAAAATGTAATGTAGATACGGGTCCTGATACAGGTCCTGAATAATTATAATCAATTTGAGGAACTGGAGTATAGGGTGTATACAAAGTATCTGGTCGTCTTCCCCACATCCAGTTTTTCCACGGTTCATTTGGTAAGTATTTAGGCCACATACCCCACATTGAATATCCAGTACCATAACCTCCACCATATCCAGGAGTTGTATTCCATTTAAATGCACTGCTTTCTGATATTGGTATATTGAACTTTTCTTGTCTTTGTGAATACGCACATGTACATGTTAACATAATAAATAGTACTATGACAACTAATATTACAATATAATTCATTATTATAATATAATAATATTTATTTATTATTTTTGAGATGAATAGGATATTCATTATTATCAAATATCTATACTTGAACATACAAAGAATTACTAGCTGTCTGATTTCAAATATCTTTTATTTCCATTTATTATTATATAACGTCCACCTCTTTTACCAGTATGGACTAATCTTTTTTTACCATTTACAGTAATATATTCTTTTTTTGATTCTTTTTCCCATTGTCGACAATCCCATTTAGGAGTCTTTCCAGATTTTATATCACGATTATATTGAGCCCAACATGCTTTACGTTGTTCTTGAGATACAAATGGCATAATTATAATAATATTATATTATAATTACAGTGTATTAAATAGAAGTATTTACAAATTTACCATTACGAACATGACTTGTTCGTTGCAAATTATTTACATCTTCTAATACATTTAGATTCTGAGTACTGTTAAATTGTGACATATCTAAACGAGAACGTAAATTTGTCTGCATTGTAGGACGCCTTTCAGCACTTTCTCCTTCTATCGTTGTTTGACCTAAATATCTATATTCTTTTGGTTGTAAAGAGCGTGTTCTTGTATACTCTTGATGATCATTAATAGTTGTAACATTCGGTCGTGCTTCATATTCTTGTATAGGTAATAAATCTGTAATACGTGTTCGATCAATCGATTCAATCTTATTTTTCTGTTGTATCCATGACGCATTTGATTGTGAGCTGGTTTGAACTTGATCTTTTAATTTAATTGGATTGTCGTTTTGTCCTCCTTGTATTAATTTGTATCCCATATTACCTTGTGCACTAGTTTGTATTCTATCAGTCACTGGTAAATAATCTACTACTTTACGGTCAGTATCTAATAAATAGTAGCTTGGGTTATACCATGCACTAGTTTGTACCTTCGGTTCAATGTTATAACCTACATCTGGTTTATACACTGGGTCAGCAGTATATGTACCTTTTATACGTGTTTCACCTGCTGTATGTAAAGGTGTATGATTAATTTGAGAATTTACTTCATCTGGGTTAATATTTATGTTTGTATACGGATCTTTATAACCAGATGCCATTGCTACATGCATCGGTGTTCTCATATTATTGACATCACGTGATTGATCAGATGTAATAAATGGTGCATGAATACCAGCGTGAGCACGAGTTGTCAATTTAGAATCAAGTTCCATTTCAGGAACTCCACTGTTTGTATATACAGGCATACTTGGATGAAATGGAATACTGGCGTGAGGCTGTGACAATTTAAGATTTATATCGCCATTCTCATATCTATCGTCAGTTATATTGTTACCAGATTGTTTTTCATTAGTTGTTGCATCTGTGCATATCTTATCAGATATAGTACGAGGTGCTACCTTTTCAATTGCCACTTTTTTACCATATAGATCTTTTACTATTGGACCCACAGTTACAGTATCAAATTTAACAGGCATACGACTCAATGGTTCATAGTATTTAGGATCAATAATTGGAGGACGAAATTGTTTATTTACTTTATACGGTTGTCCCCATTGACCATACGGATTTAACCCTTGTGAATACTTACTTACACTTTCCCCTACAAATTTCGTTTTTGAATCATCCATTCGCATATTCATCATTACATCTCCTACATCTACCGGCAATCTCTTTGGAGCCCATCGCATTTCTCCTTGTGGTAATTTTAAAATTTTAGGTCTTTCATATCCAGCCCCCTCCATTGTATAATTTCTTTTTAACAATTGTAATGCCATATTTCTTATTTTACTACAATAAAAATATTCTAAACATATTTTTTACACCTTTGAACATTTAAAATATATTTATATTTTAAATGAAAATATTATGTTGTGGTGATAGTCATACTAAAGTATTTAATTACTGTAATCGCAGGCAAAATGAGTTTGTATTTGATGTATGTATAGTTCACGGAACCACAGCACCTTGTGCTGTTAATCCAAATAGTAAAACAGACGCTTTAAACATTTTTAAAAAAAAAATTAACTCTACTCGTGCCGATAAACTTCTTATAATGTTAGGTGAAGTTGATTGTGGATTTGTTATATGGGTTAGGTCTAAAAGATATTATATTAGTATAGATGACCAAATAAATATTTCTGTTAATAATTTATTTACATTTGTAGATAATATAATAGCAACTACAAATTATACTAATAAAGATATTATAATTTGTGGTTCAGTTTTACCAACAATTAAAGATAATACTGATAAAAAAATTTTAGCTGGTGCAAGGAGTGAGGTTGATGTTTCACAACTTGAAAGAACTAAAAAAACAATTGAATATAATAATTTGTTGAAAATAAATTGTCATAAATATGGTTATAATTATATTGAAATAGTAAATGATATACTTGGAAAAGATGGTATAGTAAAAGATGAATTCTTAAATTCTAATTCTGCTGATCATCACTTAGACGACGAAAAAACATACAAGTTATGGCTGTCTAAATTAAAAAATATGTAAAAAACTATCAATAAGAAAACGAAAACCTAAAAAATATCTGGATTAGGTCGGCGTTTTAAATGTTCTAAACATATTTTTTTAAAAAAATACATATTAAATGATTACTATTTTAATAATGACTAAACATGTTCATTTTTCAATAGATACTATTGACCCTTTCCCCACATTTCAATGTAGAAAGTGTAAATTTAGAAGTATATCACCGCATGTCCGAGATGCATATATTTGCATGAGTTGTCACGCATCATTTTGTCATAAATGTATGTATACCTTAACATTATGTCATCGTTGTTATCTATTATTTATACCTAATATAAATTTATTAACACCAATAACTAAATTTCATGATATTTAATACATAACATATATTATTATATACTTATTTAATTTATAACTTATTTAAATTATAAATTAGTGTCACACTTACATTCTGTATTACAAAATAACATTGATTTACTCATTAATGATTGTACATTACGTTCTCCATTATATTCTTCTACAGGTTTTCCATCTTTAAATAAATATATCGTCGGAAACCCTTCGATTGTAAGCGGTGTATCTTTTAATTTATCATAAAAAGATTTGTTTGAATCATGTTCTATTGCGTATACGTGCAAAAATTGTGCTTTATCTGCAAACTTTATATAATCCGGTATTAAATTATGGCAGTGACCACACCATGATGCATAAAATAATACCATTGCACATCGTTTGTCTTTTAGTTTATACGGCTCTTTGTTTTCAAAATATGTACCATCTATTTCTAACACTGACGTATTACTGAAACTACTCATTATTATTTATATATATTTTTTTTTAATTACCCATTAATACAAGACCTGATAAATTATCGCGTATTTGTCCTGGTACTTCACGTATATCTTCAAATTCACCACTTACAAATTGTCCGACGTCAGATGGTATTCTTCTAACATCACGACTTATCTGACGGATATCTTGTCCTAACCGATTTGGGTTAAATATAAGATCTGGTGCTAGTCGTCCTATATCCAAAGCAGTACGCCCTGCTTGACCACCCAAATCTAATACTGGACCTAAGAATGGTGTCTGACTATCAGGTAAATAAGATTGTTGGGCATCTAAAGGAAATGGAGATTCAGCACCTGGTCCTAATATTGTTGGTGTTGGTGTAGGTGTTGGTGCTGGTGTTGGTGCTGGTGTTGGTGCTGGTGTTGGTGCTGGT